AGTGCGAGTGGTCACCGTCTTCGCAAACGGCGTCACGCTTGACTACTCGGTGTCAGCCCACGGCAGGACGGCGGTACCCAGGTTGAAGTGGGTCTTCATCGCAGCGAGGATGTCGTTCAGGTCGTTGTTGCAGTCGGCCTGCGTAACTGGAGGATCGACCGTCATCGTGAAGCCGGTACCACCGGTACCGGTATCTGACGTGAAGTGCACGCCTGATTGAGTGGCGTGACCAATGATGGCGCCTGCCGTTCCGGTGTCACCGCCGGAGGTCTTGCCGATCCACGTCTTGAGTGACGTCAAATCAGTAGGGTTCGGAGGCAACGTGTTGATAGCGTCGGCAGCCTTGTGTTCACCGTTCGCCACCGCCGTGCCGACACCAGCAAGGTGAGCATTCCACGCCGCCGCGAGCACCACCGCGCGCGCGTTTGCCGTGGTGTTATTGGCGCCAACGAGCAGGTTCGCCAGCGAGTTCAGACCTTCAAGGTCAACGTGCATATGAACGGTCGGCTTCTCGGACGCGTAGAGCCAACGTGTTGCGACCTGCAGCTGCTTGAGGGCGGTCTCGTCGTTGGTCGCGTCCGTAGGATCCTCGTAGAGCCAGCTCATGTCTGGAACCAGACCGGCGAGGCGAAGTTCGTCGAGTTTGTTGCTGCGGATGAGGGCATCCAGTTCAGCGGTCGTCACGATCACGTCGAAAGCACCCGCCGCGATCGACAGTACACGGATCACCGTCTGAATCGAGAACGACGAGCCAGCAGTTCCCTTAATTCGCGCCATGTTGAGCCTCCGAGTGATCGCAGTCGTGCTGCAGTAAGGCTACGTCAAGTTCCTCCACCTGCACGCTCAGGCCCTTGTTCAGCGGCAAGTGCGCACCACTCGGTCCGACCGTCATGCCCTCGGGCAGGTGGTAGAGCAGGCATGCGCAGCACGGGTGGAGCGCGCCGAGCGTCGCGCGCAACGCGGTCTTGAGCTTGCCAGTGAGCGTGGGCTTACGCGCCTTGCGGCCAATGTTCGAGCCATTCGCCATCAGGCTGGACAGGCGGAAGATGCGCGGCGTGACGCCGTCCGACTTCAGGTAGAGCATTCGGCAATACGCGCACGCGTCAGGTCGCGGAAGCTTGTACACGAGTGGATCGCGACCGCCATGTGAACGCACCAGTGCCACTGCCTTCGCCTCCTCGATTCCGTTGTGAACCTCGGTAATGGCGATCAGCGACCAACGCTTCTTCAGCTCCGCCACCGAGTCCTTCACGCGAGCGAGCGCGTCAGCTACCAGGAGCTTCTCCTCCTCACGACGCGACACACCGAGCTTCGACACACGGTGACGCGCACGAGCCTCCACGTCCAGAAGAAGGTGCATGACGTCGCCCTCGAGTTGAGCACCGAGGTCCTTGGCATGCTGAGCGATGCGGCTGCGAACGAGCTCGACCGCCTCGCGCTCCATGGAGCCGAGCATCTTCGGGTGCTCCTTGATGACCTTCCAGAACGCCGGTGCCGTCAGCTCGCCGGTCTCGGCCGGTGCACCTGCACCGAGAGCGTGCGCGGCCGCGGCGACGTCCTCGCCGCGCTCGCGCTCCGTGCGAACCTTGCCGGCGCGGCGCAGGCGCGCGTAGTCGGCCGGGTCGAGCGCAGTCGGCCCGAGCATCTCCGCCACGAAAGCCAGGTGACCGTCGCGGATCGCCGCTGCGATGCGTCGCCGCTGCTGGTCGGTGATAACCCTACTCGGCATCGCCGCCTCCCTCGTCCCCGGGACCGACCATCGACGTGAGCGGCGCGAACTCGCGCGGGCGTAGCTGGGAGACTCCGAAGATCTCCTTCATCTGCGCCTCGTCCATCTCGGTGAACTCCTCATCCTGCGCCAGCCAGTCAGGCGGGGGCACCGAGAAGCGCGCGCAGTAGTAGCGCAGCGCCGGCCGAATCTTCTCGACGTACCAGCGGCGCGCGAACGGGCTGTCCGACACCATCTGCTCGAGGTCACCGGTCCCGTAGTGCTCGAGGAGCAGGTCAAGCTCCTCCTTGTCGGGCACGTAGAGCACGTCGGACGGCGACACCGCGCGCACGGTCTTCCCCAACGGTGCTCCCTTGTCGGGGATCACCTCCAGTACAAAATGATCGTCGCGTTCCCTGCTCACCGCTCACCGTCCTCGACGTGCATCACTGCAACCTTAACCCGCTCGCGCATGCCGCGCAGGTCCTCGGGGTTGGTCTCGACGCACTCACCGGTCTCCGGGTCCCACTGCCTGCGCTGGAACCGGGACACGAACTCCGCGCGCGTGCCGACGTGGCCCGGCGCGACCGCGTCGAGCGCGGCGAAGAGGTCCGCGGGGCGCCCGTACATGGTCTCAACGCGGCGCTCGAACGCTCGCGACGCGAGGTCCAGCCAGTCCTGACTAGTAGATTCTTGTGTGGCATGGGAGTCACGCCACTTCCGCATCTCCGGCAGGCAGGCCTCAACCGTCTCCGACGGATCGCCAGACTGCGCGCGGCGCGCGAGGTCGAGCATCTTCGGGTCGGCACCGTGGTTGGCCGCGCTCAACTCGCCACACAGGCGACGCGCGACCTCGTCGACCTGATCGAGCACGAGACCGCTAGGAATTTCACCTAGGCGGCTTTGAATGAGCTGCTTGGTCGAGCTCGCGAGGCCGGAGTCCTGCGTCGCGCTGTCAACCGCGTAGCTAGCGGCGTCCTGGTCCCACGCCGCGGCGAGGCGCGACGCCACCGCCATCAGCACGATGCCGGGCAGCGGCCAGTCAGCCATCTCCTCGGCCTTGTTCGCAATCGACTCGTCCCCGTCGCCTAGCAGCTCGGCGCTCGGCGCGGCCGCTCCGGCGCGCGCGCCGTCGTGGTAACCGCCGCACGGCGGCGCGCCACCGCTGACCTCGAGCACGCCGACCGCGGCGAGCGCAGCGACGACCTCGGCGCCGACCTTGCCGCGATCCGTGCCGCCAGTGATCGATCGCACGGCGCGGTCGACGAACGCGGCGTGCTTGGTCATCGCGGCGCTGAAGCGACGCCGCGGGTTACCCTTGACGGCCGGCTGCGCCTTCTTCTCCAGCTCCGGCGACTCGCGGAGGTCCGCGAAGCGCCCGAACAGGTCGTCGAGGATCGGCTTGACGTCGGTGTGGAAGTAGTCCTGCTGGTCCTCGGCGGTCGGAGCTTCGGAAGTGCCCCAGTCCTGCGCGGCGAGCCAGTGGACCATCGTCTCCTCCGGCGCCTCCGCGGCGGGTGCGCCGCCACCCTCCTCGCCCTCAGGAACGCCCGCGGCGCCGGTCTCGCGCTTGAAGGCCTCCTGCAGGTCGCCGCCATCCCAGCCACCGCCGGGACTCTCGGAGCCGAACCACGACTCGAGGAACTTCGCCTCCTCGACCGTGAACCCGTACTCCTTCCCGCGACGCCGAACCTGCGCAACGATCTCAACCTCGGGCATGCCGCGCCCAGCCGGCGCGGGCCGGTAGGCCTTCAGGTGCTCGCGCACCTCGTCGTCGTGAATCGGACGGTACGTCTGCCCCTTGGGCGGCTCGCCGTAACGGATGTTGCCCTGCTTGTCGCGGTACCACTTCCCGCCGCGCGCGCCAGGTGCACCGACGCCGCCGTGCGGGCGGTTGTACTCGCGAAGGTTCGCTGTGCCGCGTCGCGCGCGCTGCTGACCACTGACGTTGCGCACCGGCTGCTTCGAGCGACCTGTGTGGCTGAACGGCGCGCCTTTGTCGGTTGGATCCTGACCCTGGCGACGAAGCTTCGCGACGTCGAGCGCGGCCTTGAAGAGGTCGTCACCCTGCTCGGGCTCGACCAAGCGAAGAGGCACGGACTTCCGCGAGTCGGTGCTGTTGAGCACCCGCTCGACCTCCGCTAGCACGCCGTCAACGCACTCATCGTAGGCGTGCTCAAGGCGTGCAACGAGATCCCGCGCCGGAAGGAGCGGGTGCTCGCGGCGCTGCACCCTGAGGCGAGCCTTGACGACGAAGTCGCACAGCTCACCGCCGAGCCTCGCGCCGTCACCAAAGACGTCGTCAGGCGAGGCCACGGTGCCTTGCTAGCCGCGTCGGTTGTGTTTGTCGAGAGGCTGGATCGGCTGCTCACCGAGTTGACCCTCGGAGATCGCCTTCGCGATGCGCGCGTCCTCGCCGCTGTCCCAGTACTGCACCCACGGCGAGCCGCGGACCACGGGACCTTGCGCGGGCGCTGGCTGCGCCTTGGAGACCGAACCGTCCTCGCTCGAGGACTCGTCGTCCATCGCCTTCTTGGTGGAGCCCTTCGAGTTCTGATTGCCCACGACCTTGTCGGCCGCGCGCTTCTCGCCCTCGGGCTTACCGGCCGCCATCGCGCCCTCGCCGGTGCGCGCGGGCTCGACCATACCCTTGCCCTTGGTGCGGGTCGGGCCGCCCTGCTCGCCATTCTGCTTCGAGACGTGGGCGTCGGCCGTGGCCTTGCTGCCCTCGCCCTCGATGTGGGCTTCCTTGCCAGCGCCGCGCGCCTTCGCGATCACTTCTGCCTTCGTGATCGGATGCTCGCAGTGCGGGCAGTTGATGAGCACCTTACCCGCGCCGTCTCCGGCCGGGCCGGCTTCGAGCTCGGACTTGAAGAGGTCGTTCAGGTTGTTGGCGTTCATGGGGGCTCCAGTTGCGTTCGTATGACTGTTGAAAGTGTGGCCGAGTTTCTGGGACTTGGCGACCTTACGATTCTTGGCAGATGACATGAGCGAAGCCGTAGTTCCGGGCTTCTGGAGCTTGTCTGCGTCGGAGTCCGACTCGGACATGCTCGCAACCATTGTCGGGTAGGCCTTCTTCGCCACCTTTGGCTTGGCAATGCCGAGCTTGGGGCGAGCGGGATCACTAGGCGCGTGCACGCCGGGAAGATACGGCTTACCAGGCGCCGCACGTGTCGCGCTCCCAGGAACAGGAGGCGGTGTGGCCTTCTTCGTCTCGTGAGGCACAGCATAGACCTGGTGCCCCGTCGCACCATACTTCAAGTCAAGCTTGTCCATCGCACGCTGCGCGCGCTTCTTCGTCTTGTACTTCTTCTTCGGGTCGCCGAGTGGACCGTGCACAGCGTAGTGCGCCGTCATCTCGGGCGGGTGCCACCGCGGCTTCCAGTGTGCGGGTGGTGGCGCGAGACCCGCGGCCTTGAGCAGAAGTGACGGCGAGCGATCGCGTGCCGCGGCAGCGGCTTCGTCGAGACTGACGACGCGGAAGGCCTTCTCGTAGCCCGGCGTGAGGTGCTTGCCCGCGCGCAGGTTCGCAGCGGCCTCTTCGTTCGTGATCGGCTTCATCTTGATGGTCGGCTTGTCGCCACGCACACGTGGTGCACGAGCAGGCGCTGGCGACGAGGCGACGTTCGACCTCGCCTCGTCAGCCTTGCCCATCGCCGGGTAGGCCTCACCAGCGGGTAGCTCCTTCTTGAGCTTTGGCTTCTTCTTCGACATGGCCATCACACCACGTCCTGTATCGCGATCAGGAATCACACCTTTGATGCTCGTGGCTGTTGCAAGCTGACGGTTCACGTGGGCCACCTCAGGCTTCACCTTCTTCGATGCACCACCAGGCTTGACGACGCTCTGCGCAGTCGCGAACTGACCCTGGACATGCGCAAGAGAGTCAGCCTTCTTAGCGTGCTTCCCCTTGCGTCTTGAATTCACAGTTGCCCAGCCGATCGACTCAGCGTCCTCGGCGCTCATGCCACGCTTGCGCTCGCTCTCGGCGACATGTGCCGCTTGACGCTTCTCGGTAGCCGAATGTTTACCAGGCATAGGTGTGAACTCCTGTTCACGTAGTGTGACGTGCTACTGCTCAGGTGCCGAGGTCGGTGCCATCAAACCATCAAAAAGCAGGCCCCAGAAATCGCCATCAAGCCGATGTTTCTTCGCAGCCTGCGCCATCTCCCTCTTCATGAAGGACACGAAACCCTCGCGACCGTTGAGCTTCTCGTTGGTCGCGAAGCGGCTGGCCACGCGGCGCATCGTGTCCACCGACAGGCCGAAATGGTTGGCGAACTCCGTTGGATCGACCTCAGGATCACCCTCAGGCTCGCGTGGCACCTTCACAGGATTCGCAGGCGCAGCCTGTGCAGGCGGCGAACCCTTCTCCTGCGGGTAGCCGTAGCGCGTGTTGCCCTTCGCTCCGACCTTCTTCGTCGAGGACTTCTTACTCGGCGTCTTCTTGACCGGCTTGTCCTTCGACTTTTTCGGCAGCGCCTTCTTGAAGCGCCATGCATCAGGTCCGGTACGCTCGACCCGGCGCGTGCGACGAGCCTTCTCAACAACGACGAGTGCGTCCTCTGAGCGCGGTTGATCGAGATCCTCCTCGCCACACTGCGCAGCTAGTTCGGCGCCTTCTGCGCGCATTTCCGCCGCGTAGCGCTCGCCCGCGGTACTCTTCTCGACGACGACGAGGTTGGGGTGGGGCACGGCGGTCTCCTTGCTGATCCTAGCCTGCTCACGTGCGGCCTCCACGCGGCGACGATCAAGCGCGCGGCGCTGCTCGGCTTCCATGAGGTCGTCGAACTCGAGGAACGCGGCCGAGTGACCAGCTTCTTCAATGGGCGTAATCTTGAGCCCGCGCGAATTCAGCACGAAGCGGAACGGCACGCCATCCGAGTCAATGACGCCGGCGTAGGCGTGGTCGCGCAGCTGCATCGCAGCGCGCGTCACCTCGATCGGCGCGTAGCGCGCGAGGTCGTCGCGAACCTCCTGGTAGAGGCGATCCGGCTTCGCCGCGCGATCCATGCGGTGCTGCGGCTCGGGCTCGACCGTCTTACCGCCGACCAGCACCGAGTACGGCTTGGGCTGCTTCATCGACTGCCGCGGGTACGGCATCTCGACGATGAGCTTCCCGATCGGATTGATGAAAAGTTGCCCTCTATCTACATATTGATGTGCGGTAAGGCTCCCCTTCACGGCTACACGTCCAGGTCGAAGAACCGCTCCAGGCCCTTCTTGAGGTCGGGATCACCCGCGTTGGCGTGAACGGTGGACGACCAGTCCTCGCGATGGAGGAGCGGCAGGTACGCCTCGAGCGACGACTCTTCGGTCGAACCGTGGACACCAGACGAGCGGTCGGGCTTCTCGTCGAACTGACGGAGCCGATCCGCGCCGCGCTCCTCCTCCTTGCCAGCCGGCTTCTCCTGGAAGCGACCCGCATAGGGCTGGTTCGGCGTGGTGGCCTGCGCCTGCGGCTGCTGCGCGCCCGCGGCACCAGCCTGAGCTTGCTGACCAGCAGCTGCCTGCATCTGCGCGGCCTGCACCGCGGCAATGTACGCCGGGTTCAACACGAGATCGCCGTTCTCGACGGGCGGCAGACCCTCCATCGCGCGCACCTCGTTGAGCGTGTAGATGTTCTGCACCTGCGAGAGGCGCAGCTGCATCGCCTGCTCCTCGGTCTTCGCGTCCATACCGACGAACATGAACTCGAAGTCGGGGTCGATCCGCTGCACGATGTGGCGGTTGATGCTGTCCTGGATGAAGTGCAGGAGCGGACGCAGGCCGCGGTCCTTCGAGACCTTCTGCTGCGCGTCGTTCTGCGACATGAATACTGGCTGCTGCCCAGTGCCGCCGCGGAGGTCGAAGTTGATCTCGGCCGGATCGATCTGGAAGATGGCGCACGTCACCTTGCACAGGTACTCCATCCACATCTGGTAACCCATCTCGACGTTCGACATCTGCATGGGCTCCCACTGGATCTCGTCGCCGTTCAGGACGGGCGTCTTCCACGC